TTTGCTTCTGCTTTTGCTATTTCAGAACCAGTTCTTTTCTTTGCTCTTTGAATTGCCTTTTGAAGTTCTGCTTGAGATTCTTTTGATAAATCTCTTTCACTTACTGGTCCACCAAATCCACCAAGCATTTGTCTTGCATAAATCATTCCAGCATCTCTATAAGTTGCTGCACCAGGACCTTTAAGTTTATCAATGACTTCTTGAACTGGACCAGGCATTCCAGGCAACTTAATTCCACCACTGGGGACTTTTGGCAGTCTAATTCCACCAGGTAATTTGGGTAGTTTCATTCCTCCACCTTTCATTCCAGTCATTCTTTGAATAGCACCTAAAGGATTTGTGAGAAGTGATCCCGTAGGAACTCCCCCACCAGAAACACCTGAAGGACCTTTACCTTTTAAAGAAGAAGATAAATCATTTAAAGCTTTAATTAGAGTCTTATCTCCACCGGATGCAATTTGGTCTTTAGTATAATTATTAACGGACTTTATAAAATCAAGTGTTTTTTGAAAATTTGGTCGCAAACCCTTAGCAGGAGGTTCATCTTTTTTGGCAGATGGTGAGTTACCAATCATTCCACCACCTTGAGCATAAGTGGTTCCACTCATGATCTTAGGTTTATTGGTTCCGCCTCCAGCAGCATTCATCTTTTCAAGAGTGTCAACACCATACTTTTGTACAGCACCAACAGACATCACAAATTCACCATCACTTAACATCGCAGGGACTTTATCTACGCCCTTTTCACCACTTACAAAACCACTCATTGCTTCTTGGGCTTTACCAGATCCAAATGCACCACCAAGAAGCATTCCTAGGGGACCAAACATTGATCCCATAGCAGCACCACCCATCATACCTGAGAGGTTAAATCCACCACCAGCAAATGTTGGAAATCTTGGTCTTACATATCCACCACCCTTAAATCCTTGTGACTTTGATTGCTCTCCACCACCTTTAAGTGTGTTACTTAAAGCCATAGTGCCAACAACTGTGGCACCTGCCTCTAGTCCTGCAGCAAGAAGTTTTCCTTTTTTACCACCAAGAAAACCAGCAACTTTAGATAGTTTACCACCAGCCTTTCCAACCCCTGCCTTAACAGCAAGAGCAGCAACAGCAGCACCAAGTCGAATCGTGCTTTTTATAACAAGAGATATTAATCCCCTGGCAAATTTACCAAATGAAGTTCCAAATACAATATAAAGTGATAGTAATGTCGGACCCCAATCTGTAAAGAAACGAATGATTGATTTTACTTTACCTTGATTGGCAGGATCCCCCATCCATTCAACTATTTTATAAACAATTCTACCAAGAATAACCGTACCAATAAACTCAAGAACTCTATCTAAAAGGCTTTTAACAGGTGCTATTATTTTTTCCGCAGTCTTAGCAATCCCTCTAAAAACTTTTTCTAATTTACTTTCTGCTAATCCTCTTTTTTCTCTTTCTGCTTTCTTTCTTTCATTTTCATTTACAGCATCATCATTTTTTTTCTGCAAGTTTAAAGTCTCTACAATTGAAACCATTGTAGAAGTGATCGTTGCCAAGTCACTCTCTACACTTTTTACAATTGGAGACTGACCGATTGCTGTTCCCGGTAATGCTTTGGGTGGATTTTTACCTAGATTTTTATTTGAAACACTGAAAGATGTTGCAGATATCTTTTTCTTCTTTACAGTAAATCTACCATTATCTTTTTTACTTCTTATTCTTTTTAACTCATCTTTAAGTAATTGAAACTCTTCAGCAGGAATGCTTTTTCCTGGCATGTTTGCTTTAACTAATGCCTCTCTCAATTCATTAAAATATGTCTCATAATCTAAGTCAAAAACATCCTCCAGACCAATCAGTCTTAATATCCTAGAGTCAATAGTTTCTGTTGGATTAGAAGTGGGCATTGCTCATTTGTTGTTTTTGTTTTAACTCCTCTTCTTCAAGATGCTGCTGTAAGAGAGCAACATAGATATCTCTCTCCCATGGCATCAAGTTTTCAATCTCCCATAAAGAATATTTATGGTACTGCATTAAAGAAAAATTAAGACGAAAATAATTTTCTAGGTCCATATGGACCATGGCTACGCGAAAAAAGATGCTAAGCCCTCAAGTACAACTTCACTTTCAATTTCTGTTACTGGATTTTTTACCTTAACTGTATGAGATAGTTTTGGCATTGTCTCAAAAAACTTTTCAATGTCTTTAAACTGAGAAGAATTCATTGATTCTAAAAATTCTGAGAGTTCTTTTTTAGTTACGTCAGCCGTAGCCCAAACCTCTTCCTCTGTAAAAATTTTATCAATACACGAACCAATCAAATCAAAAGATTGATCCATTGCATTTTTGTCATCAAAATCAAAATTGTTTTTAATGAATTGATCTAAAGATGGATACTTCATTTCCATCATAATATTATCATCAAGTCTGATACGATTTGTGTGATTTTCATCTTTCTGAACTTTAATATCATCAAGATTAATTGTCACTGGAACTTGTGTTTCACCATCATCTGGACAGATAATATTAACTTCCAGTTCTTCTCCAACAGACTTACCACGAATATTCAAAAACAAATATTCGATATCAAAAGTAGGCAGTGTTTCTACTTTAATATTTTTAGTAATAATACAGTTCTTAATGACTGTTTTAATTGCTGTTGTAATTTGCTTTGTATCTTCACTCTCTAAAGCAATTACCAACAACTTTTCTTCCTTAACAAGAAAGGGTCTATATTGAATTGTTTCTCCAGTTGAAGGCAACTCAAGTTCATAAGTTGGTGTAGCAATCTTTGGTAAAGGCATGATGTCCTATAGAATATTTCAGTGTGATTATTTATGGGGGATGGGCAGATGGAAAAGTGTCCATTCTCTTTTTGAAATCCCAATCTCAGTGCTATAATAAGTACAGTTCAAACAAACAAATGAAAGCACTCCTGAACTTCTATCTTGCTTCTGCACTGTCCGTAACCACCGTAGCAACTGGTGCTTGCTTCGTTTGGTATGTTCAAGAGTACGGTGCTGCTTATAAGTATCACAAAGTTGCCCCAGAAGTTTCTCAAATTCACCGCAACAATTCTCTTTGGTTGGGTCTTTGGGGAGGCATCTATGGTTTAACTGGAGTGGTGAGTGCAATTGGTCTTTCTCAAGGTAGCAAGAAAGAACAATGAAACCCTTTCTAATCTCTCTTATTCTCATACCATCACTGATGGTAGGATTTAATGTTGCCACAATTGTATTCTTTGCAGTATTGCAGAATGCAAAAGTAGAACTTCCAACTCCAAATTGAGGGTCTCAATGACCCTCTTTTTTATGCCAATATGTTAGCTCCAACTGTGCCCTCAGCACCTCTACCAAGTTGATCTCGCACTCCAAATTGATCTAATCTTGAATTTCCAACGTTCAGAAAATCATTGGCGACTCCAGTTCTAGGTGTTCCCTGAGGACCCTCTACTCCAAACTGTGGATTTAAGAAATAATTTGGTGGATTATTAAAAGTTGCTTGTCCTAATGGAGTTGATAAAGTTGATTGGTTTTCAGTTGGAGTTTGTGCATCTGCTGTTTTGTTTACAACATACCTAATATAAGTCATTGATACTGTACATTTTAATAAAGTTGAGGAATCATAAGAGACTGGCATAGAAGAAATACTAATTGGAAATGATTTGATAAAATCATACGTTATTGAGGAAGCACCTCTACCACTACCACTGCTATTGTTGTAGGTGCTTCTTTCAAATTTTGTAACCTTTAAACCACTAGCTTTATATTCATCTATGTATTGAAATCTATAAAAATAATTTTCAGCTTTTGAAGTAATGTTTCCTTTATCTGCTTGAGGAGTGTCACTTGATTCTTGTGCAATAAATTTCATCCAAGTTTCAAATGTTCTAATTGGTAGATAATTTTCAGCATCAACATAGAAAGTTAAATCAATACGATCATCATAAACTCTACGATATGCATGTCTTTCTGTTACACCAGTGTGATCATTTGTGAGTTCTAATGTTGCTAAATTTGAACCAGGAAGAGTTGCTTCGCAGCACATTAAGTTCAAATTTTCTCGATTAAGTCCACCCAAATTAATTCCATTATCACTTAGATATCCACCATTAGTTAATTTTGTTGGTAAACCAATTTCAACATAGAAATGTGAAGTGGTTGCTGGGTGTAAAAGTGATGCTTTAATTTGAGATAAACTCTTTGCGGAGGGCATTTATAAATACTTTTTGACCTTATATATTATGTATGGGAGAAAGTATAAAAAGTAGATACTATCCATCGTATCCTAAAAAATACAAGGGTGATCCAAACAACATCATTTGTCGTAGTAGTTGGGAGAGAAAATTTTGTCATTGGTGTGACTTAAATGAAAACATTCTTGAGTGGGGTAGTGAGGAATTTTATATTCCCTATCTGTCACCTGTCGATAAAAGAGTTCATCGATACTATCCAGATTTTATTATTAAAGTTAAAGAGTCAACTGGACAAATCAAAACTTATATTGTAGAAGTAAAACCAAAAAAACAGACTAAACCACCAATAAAAAAATCAAGAGTGACCAAATCTTATATTCACGAATGTGTTACTTATGAAGTCAATCAAGCAAAGTGGAGAGCTGCAAAGGAATTTTGTGCAGATAGATTGATAGAATTCAGAATTATCACCGAAGAAGAACTAGGTATCAAGTAATGGCAGAAGGTTTCGGACACTATGTAGGAACAGGCACTGCAAGAACAAAAGAACTTCTTAAGAGAGTTACTGAAACAGGATCAACTGATCCCGAAGACATTATGATGTTCATCATGGAAATATTCAAAGAAGAAGTTTTATACCCAGAACCAGGAAAATTTTACACTTTCATCTACACTCCCAAAACTCCAAATATTGAATATGACCAACACCCACTAATAGCATGTACATCATTAGAGAGATGGGGATTTAAAGGTATTAATTTCCATTGGAGACAAGGAAGACAATATACATGGGAAGAAGTTATTGGTAAACTTCATGTCGTCAAATATAGTGAATTAGATGAATTGATATCTCTTCAGTATGGAAAGTTCCGTCTAAATAAATAAAAACCCACTCTGGGAAAGGTTAATGCCATATTGGAGTAAAAATAGCACAACTCTAGAGAATGGAGTAACATATGTAAACCAGTCATATAAAGACAGCACTGGAAGAAGTCAACTGTCAACAATTACAACAACTAATACGACTGGTTATAGAGATGTTGTTGAAGGATCAACGAGATCAATTGGTGAGGGTGGAATAAGAGGATTGAGTTATGCTGTTCAGAATGATGGAAAAATAACGTATAGATACACCGATCCTGCAGGAGGGTCTAGACAATTTAATAGTATTCAAGACATAGCAAACGCACAAATTCCAGGATATAATGCGGCAACCACAAAGCAAATTAAAGATGGAATGCAACGTAATTTGTCAACAATGGCAACTCAAAACGGGGCAGGAACACCAACAGGAAGAGCACCTGGAGCTGGAGATACTTCAACTCCATCAGGAGATTCAACAGCAATAAAAGGAACTAAAACATCTGGATTTGGAGACTTCAGATATCCTGCAGATATTGGTAGCACAAAACAAGATGTGATTAAGTTTACGATGCTGGAATATCAACCTCCAGGATTGGGTGCTTTAGGAAGTTCAACTTTAAATGCTGGGAGAAAAAGAGATGCAAACAGAAAGGGAATTGGAACAGTTGTTCTTCCAATTCCATCTGGAATCGCAGATACAAATTCTGCAAACTGGGCTCAAAATGAATTAAGTGCCGAAAAAGCTGCTCTTGCTGCAGCTGCATATGCTGGAATTACAGAAGGACTTGGTAAAGGAATAGAAAGTTTAGGATCATCAATAAAAGAAGCTACAAAAGATGAGGATACTAAAAAGGCCCTGGGCGCAGCTTTTGCAGGAGCTGCTATGGGTGGGGATGCAGCTGCTCTTTTATCAAGAGCAGAGGGTGTAGTTATAAATCCAAATATGGAGTTGTTATTCAATGGTCCTCAACTCAGACCATTTAGTTTTAGTTTCAAAATGTCTGCAAGAAATAAAGAGGAAGGACAAACAATTATCAAGATTCTTAACTTCTTTAAAAGAGGAATGTCTCCTATTAAATCTGAATCAAATTTGTTTTTAAAATCACCACACACTTTTAGAATTCAATATTTGCATCTTGGAGAAAAGGGAAAAGATCATCCATACATTGGTAAAATAAAAGAGTGTGCATTGCAAAGTTGCACAATTAATTATACCCCAGAAGGACAGTATGCAACTTTTCATGATGGTGTATTGGTTTCATACGAAATGCAACTATCTTTCACAGAACTTGAACCAATTTTCAATAGTGATTATGAAGGTTTAGAAGGAATAGGATACTAAAATGTCAAACTACTTTCAACAAGTTCCAAATTTTGAATATGTTAGCAGACTTCCAGATGCTAAAATTGGAGACTACATTGCTGTAAAAAATTTCTTTAAAAAAGGAAAACTAAGAGAAGATATTTTTCAAGAACTTTCATTCTTCACCAAGTATAAAATTGAAGGAGATGATCGTCCTGATAACGTTGCTTTCAAAGTTTATGGTGATTCAAATTTAGATTGGTTAGTTCTCGTTTGCAACAGTGTTATGAATATTCAAACAGAGTGGCCCCTACCTCAACAAGATTTTGATAGATATTTGGTTTCAAAGTATGGTCTCCCTACAGATACAGAAACTGAAACGTATGACAGAATCTACAATGGAGTCCATCATTATGAAACCACAAAGGTAACAGATAATAGGGGAGTAGAAATTGTTCCAGAAGGGTTGCAAGTACCTTCAGATTATTCTGTTACCTATTATGATTCTTCCTTACAAAGTAGAGTGACTGTAAATCCAGTGAACACAATTACAAATTATGAATATGAAGAAAAAATAGAAAATGATAAGAGAAATATTTTTCTTCTCAAGACAAGATACATCAACGTTGTTAAGGATGATATGGAAGAAATTATGACATACCAACAGGGTTCCACCCAGTATGTGAGTGAAACCCTGAAACGTGCTGATAATATTAAACTTTACGATTAATTATTCTTCAGCAAGACGTTGGAAGTATGAAAGAGCATCGTCTTCATCTTCATTGGTAGAAGAACTTACTTGAGGAAGTTCAGGTTCGGGACGACGTGAGGTAAAGTCGGGAGTATAAGATCCACGATCATTGTCCTCATCTTCAACTTCTTCATCCAGACGAGGACGAGAAGCAGACTTTTGACCCAGAACCATCTTCAGACGAGTTTCCAGTTGTTCGTAAGACTTAAACTGGTCTGGAGCAGTTACTGCTGTAAGAGAATACTGCTTCTTCCAGAGAGCTTCGAGAGCATCATCATCATCCAGGAGTGGTTCAACTGAACCAAACTCAGACTTATCGTAGTTCCAATAACCATCCTTTTTCACAATCTTCAGTTTGAAGTTTGCACCTTGCCAGAAGTCAAAGGGGTTAATAGGAGTTTCATCCTCAAACTCAGGTTGCATTGCTTCCATAATCTTATCGAAGATCTTCTTACCATACTTAAACAGGAAGACACGACCTTCGTTGGCAGGATTAACAGGATCCTTGACCACATAGATGTTACTGTAGTAAGACAGTTTACGCTTCTGCTTACGAACAGTTTCTTTGTCAGCATCACTACCACTGTTCCAGAGTTCACGATTGTATTCTGAAACAGGATCTTTCTGACCAACAGTAGTCAGAGAGTTTTCAATGTACCAACCACCAGGACCTTGGAAGGCATGGGAGTACATCTTTGCCCAAGGAAGATCTTCTCCTTCGGGTGCAGGCAGGAAACGAATTACTGCAAAACCGTTACCAGTTTTATCCAGTTCGGGTTTCCAGAGACGTTCGTCATCTACTCCTGCGGTGGTAGACATTTTCTCTACTTCTTTTACCAGTTTAGAAGTCAGAGAACCAAGCTTAGATTGCTTTTTGAGATCAGCAAAAGACATTAGATTACCTCGGATTTGTACGGATTTGGCTTTTGTGTACCTTGTTATTCTACAGGTCAGAACCTGTTTTGTCAATTTGTTCTTTCATCACCTCAAGCATTTTGGACATGTTATTTAAAATCATGCCCATGTCAACGTTAGGTGGAAGTCCCATCATTGTAGCAGAACTTGTAATACGTTCTTTCATTTCTTGGGCTTCTGGATCATCAGACAAACTCAAACGAGTATAAAGAACTTTTTGTTTATCAAGAAGTTTTTCAAGAAGTTCAACATGTTTAATCTTGTCTTCTTTGGTCATTGTGGGAAACTTAAAGACGTTTTTATAAACCTCTTCTTGCATCTCACTAATTGATACCATTTCGGCACGAACGACTTCGGAATCAAAAAAACTCATTGGTCTCCTAAAACAACTTCTTTCAAAATTTTTTTATAACGTGGTACATCAATATTTAGAAATGGGGAATATTTTTTCATTCGCATACTGACGGTTTCCCACACTGGGTCTTGTAAGTTAATATCAAATTCATTTCGAAACCCCAACACTCTATCAAGAATAACTAGAGATTCAATTGACAACTCTCCACTTAAAAACTTTTTTAAAACAATTGGATGTCCTTGTTTAGATTTAAAAGCATCATCAATTTTTATTTCCCCAAATATTTTTTCACACTCTTCTTTAAAAAGATATGAGAGTGATTGAGTCCTTCTTTTCCATTGAGTGTATCGTTCATCACCTTCTCTCATCATTTCTCCTATCCAAAGCTTACTTGGATCAGTGCTAGTGATGAAGTTTGATACAAAGAACTCTTCGACTTCTTTATCTGTTTTTTGTCTGGCAATCTTTTCAAACCAGAAACGGTCTTTGCGTTTATAAAAAGATTGTACGGTTGCACGATTTTTACCACAATATTTGTGGTAATCATAACTGTCTTTGGTAAAATGATTCTTCAAAGACAGATAGCATTTATAGGCATCGAATGGCATCATCAAAGAAGTAATATAGTGATTTTTTGCCGGAAATTTTTTTCAACAAAAATAAATTACAAAGGCAATTTTGCTCTAGAACTTCTTTTCAGAAAGTTAAGTTCCATTGCTTCATACTTAATCTTTTCTTTCAATGGTTTTGAAATTAATTTTGGAACAGACTCCACATCAATATTATGTTTCTCGCAAAAGAAAATAATCGCATCAATATAGTTCATGTTATCATTTGTATGAACAAGTGATTCAATCTCTTGTGCAAATCTTGATGGACAAAAAAACTTATTCTCCAAAGCTTTTTCTAATTCATTCTCCATCTGACCTAGTATTGTGATGTACAAATTCTTTAATATAACGAACTAATAACTTAATATAATCCCCTTTGTTTCTTTTGTCAAATACTTTGACTTCACCACCAGGAGTTACCATTAATGTGATAAGTTTTTTAATAGGGATTTCAGTTAACTCATAATATGCGGCAGCATAAAACATTTCTTGAACGAAGTAGTTTTCAATCCACTCTTCTGGTTTGATTTTATCTGAAGTTTTGAAATCGATTACAGCAAGTTCTCCATCATACTCTGCAATACAATCAACTCGTCCTGCAAGTCCATAGTATTCAGAGTAAAGAGTTCTTTCAATCGCATGAATATTATTTATCTTATCAAGTTCAGGCTTAAGATGATAGAACATAAATTTTGTCAGAGGTTGATAATCATCCCAATTCAGTTCTTTGTTCTCAAGATAGTCCTGACAGACTTGGTGAAAGTCTGTTCCTCTTGCTGTTGCTCTTTTGGTAATACGATTTGCCTCTTCAAGGCCAACACGTTCACGCCACTTCACAAAGATTTGGCGATTATAAAAAGAAGTTACAGATGTAATAGAAGGCACCCATTCTCCATTAGGTAGGTTATAGAGACGGATACCATTCTGCTCTTTCTTTTCTAGTTCAAGATCACCTAAAAAATTACAATGAATAAAACTCATACTCCGATTTCCATTTTCGCAAGGATATATTCTTTCACCAATCCAGAGCGAACGATGTCATCAACTCCAAATTCAATAATATCAATTGATGGCATAATACGAAGAACTTTCATAAAGTCAACGATACCATTCTTTTCGTTGGACTTAATAAGATCAGATTGAGTAGCATCACCACAGAACATAATCTTACTATTCTCACCCACACGAGTAATTATACTATCAAGTTCATGATAGTTCAAGTTTTGAAACTCATCTACAATGATGATTGCATTGTCCAGGGTAGTTCCACGAATGAAAGAAGTGCTCCAAAAACTAATAGTTCCTTGAGTTTTAAGATTACCATAAAGCATTTCAAAATCTGCTTCAGTAGGCAACTCAAACATATACTTCACCATATTCTTATATGGGATTTGATACAGTGAAGATTTATCTTCGTGATCTCCAGGAAGAAAACCAATTTCTCTAGTGGCAACAAGAGACCTTACGATGTAAATCTTTTCATAAGGAGTCTTTTCGTTTAAAACATCTCTAAGTGCATTGTAAAGAGTGATGAATGTTTTACCTGTACCAGCACATCCATATGCAACTAAATTCTGATTGTTCTGATAACAACGATAAAGTTCCTTTTGATTTTCTGTCAAAGGATCTACCGTCTTCATCAGGTCTAAATTAATCGGCTTCTTTCTTTTCATTTGCTTATTACTCATTCCAAACGGAACAGGAGACTTAGTGGTGTTTTTTCTAGTTGGCATTTTAAACAGGTCTTACGTTGGAACCAGGAACTTTTGATGCTTTGCGGAGTACGTCATTCCACCCAGGATGTTTGACTCTGAGTTTATCATAGACTTCTCCAATCTCCCCAGAGTTAGGACAGGTGGAGGGGTCACTCCAATCTCTATCCCAATCTGGATTGTTAGTTTTCCATTGGTCCCAATCGTGAACACTCATTTTGACTTCTTTTTGTTCACCAGTAACCTTATTAATAACAGGATATGTTGCCATAAATTCCAATAAAGTGTAAGAATATTTAGTCTATACGGATAGATGGTGCGTCTACACACTCAGAACATCCCTCACGAGTCCAACCAAGTGCCTCAGATACGGCAGGAAACTGGCAAGTAAAAATACAACGCACCAGTTCTGCAATCTCCATATGTTCCTTCTGTGTTCCGTGTGATGAACGAAGATCAATATAATGAATCCAAGACCGCACAGAACCTGTCATATACAGTCTTGTAGGAGTTGCAAGAGGAAGAACAAACCTTGCACACTCTTTTGCCACTCCAGATTCCAAAAGACGGTTGTAGAGTCGTAGAGAGTGCTCAAAGTGAACACGGATGTCTTCAGTCAGAACCAGTTTCAAGTAATCTGGAATATCATCAATAGAGTTTTGACGGTTCTTAGTATCTTGCCTACGAAGTTCTGGAAGAGGAATGGTTTTTCCAAGCAAAGTGCTATCAGCATATCGTTGCGAAAATTCTTGATATGTGAAACTACGATGACGAAGTATCTGAGCAGCAATACCTCTAGTAGTATTAATCTCAACAGTCATTGTTGCCTGCTCAAAGATGCTCCAATGCTGATGCTGAATGCAATATTTGAGTAGTCCAGAAAATTTTTCGTTATCTTGATTTGCAGGATTACTTACCCGAGCACAATATGCCATGTGCTTTTCTGCATCGGGAGTAACACTAATGAGTTTGACTTCTGGTTTCATGAACTCGAAATCCACATTTTCAATCATAGCATCTTCAGCAATTTATAATTTTTATGATGATTTCTATCACCTTTATATGTTTTGTGTAAATTTTGTTTGGTTAAACTATTATTCAAACAAAATTCGGAGAGATTATCAACCTCTATTTTATCACCATTTGGAATTTTAACCAACCATTTTTTAGAATTATCTGGCATAATAAAAACATTATTTCTAATAGCATCTTGGATATTTTCTTTTATTGTTCCCCATTTCAAATTATCTAAAGAATTATTATCTTTATTATCGTCAAGGTGTCTGACTACTTCGTGATTATGTGGATTTGGAATAAATGCCATAGCAAGGAGTTGATGTAATCCTTTATGTTTTCTTCTTCCTTCTACATCATATAAAGTAAAAGCATAATATCCTCTTTTATTTTTATGTCCACTAATATATTTCTTAAGTTTTATTGAATAAATTTTTCCATCCGAATATATTTTGTAGTAAGGATATTCATCAAGTATCTTATAGTCCGTCTCCATCATCGTCGTTTACTAATCTGTATGATTTATTTATGTGATTAGTCACATCATCGTAGTCATCATCTCCGTCATAAAAAATTTCGTCGTAATCTGAAATGTGGGGAGCAATTTCTTCGTAACTTGCTTTGTATGCATCAACATCAGAATAAACTTCTGACTTCAAAGAATCTACAAGAAGTTCAAGATTGTGAATAATCAGTTTGAGTTTTTCTTTATCCATAGTACCAATACTGATAGAGTTATTATATACAAAAAAAGAGGGGGAGTCAATCCCCCTCAATATCAAACATTTGTTCAAACCATTCCACAAGATGAATCCGATAACAGGACCAATATTTACACCCACGATATGTTAATTGATAACAAGCAGGTTCTCTATTGTCTTTATCCATATCATCCCAGTGATAATGGTAGTCTTCCATCACTTATAAATCCATTGGATGTATAGTGATAGTAAAACTGTTCCCAAAGAAATAGCAGCAGTTGCGCTAACTATAACTTGTACCATCACTTTGCTCCAACGAGTTGTGCTAGTTGTGCTTGATGGCGGCGATCTTCTTTTTGTTTTTGTTCTTTGATGAGTTGAAGGAAGTTAAGTTTCTTCATTTGTGCCCCTCCTTTACGAACTTAACACCACGATAGGTTTCGTTGTATTGTTGGGGTTGTTGCATCATCTGTTGTTGGTATTCAATACGTTTTTGAGTATCGTATTCAACACCACGGTATACGACTTTAGACATTAGGTTT